CAGTATGATATGTTGTTGGCAGCTAATTTATTGCTTTAGGGTGGCAGTAAATTTTATTACAACCCTGATGTCAAACCCGCCTAGGTTTGAGGAAGATTTTAGGTTATCAAATGCCACTGATGAATATTGAATATCAGGGCAAACCATCCCGTGGTGGATTGGACAGTTGGGAAGAAGAACAGCGCCTTCTCAACGAAATGTATCCTGAGGACCTCGATCAGGATTACGATGAAGATAGAGGCAAGCATGATGCCATGCGTGAGGCTTATAAAGAGGCCATGAACACTATCGATGAAGATAGAGAGTATAACACTGAGCTGATTAGACTCAGGAATACTCGTGGACACGGGAGAGCTGCCACCAAACCACGAAGTGGTGGAGGTGGTAAACCCAAGAGCCACAAGACTAAACTTCCTCCTCCAGATCAACTCAATAACAAAGAGTATGGTTTAAGATGGACTGTTCAGAAGAAAGTTATGGAGAGAGTGATCCAAAAAGGATTACTTACAAGGGAACTCTCCACCCCAAAGATAGTCTGCAGATGTACTGTGGTTCCTAAGGAATATGTGGTTAATGTAAACCATATAAATTCTTTGGTATCAGTACTGAAGTCGACTCATTACGAGATGGTAGAGGAAGATACTGGAGTGTGGGCTAGGTTGCAGAGCTCACACACAGAATCTGACTTCTACTATTTTCCAATTCGAAAGACACTTTAATTAAGGTGTCATTTACATGCTTATTTTAGTAGGTAGAGACCAAACCCGCCTAGGTTTGGGGAAGATTTTTAGGTTAACTATGCCACATAATGAATGCAACCACCATTATGTCAGCCGGCGAGCACCGAGCGATTAAAAACAAAGTTAAGTTTTCATCACTCACACCGCACAAAAAGAAAGATGGCAGTCCACCCCAACCTGGGGGCCAAAAGAAGTTGGACAAACCGTGTAAATTCACGGAGGGCGAGTGCCCATATCTTAAGAAAGGTTGTTGTCTTTTCATGCATCTTAAGATACCAGAAATAGAAATGGAAAAGAAAGAGGAGGTGGTGGAGGAGGTTAAAGTTGAGGAGCCATACAAATTTGGCATTCAGTTAGGCAACTGCTGGATGTATTATGAGGATGGTGACGTGCATATGTCAGGACGTGAAATCAAGGTAAGTGGGACCGCTGTTTGTAGAAACAAGTCCGAGTATGTAATAGGAGATGGTCCACTCCTATTCATATCAAACACTTATTTAAATGAATTTCACTCCTTTAAAAAATTCTTCATGGTAAAACGTGAAGTTAATTACATATTGCCCCTCTTCAATATTCTGGTTGATAAGTTCTCAATCAGCTCTAACGAGGCTCGTAACTATGATAGCATTATGCGATGGCTAGTGCAAAAATATAGTTACTTGAGCAGTGAGTTGATCATGGGAACCTTACTGGTTTATTGTAACCATGTCAGGAAACTGAACCCTGGAGACATAGTTATGTCTTTAGTTGACGCTACAGAAAGTGCGCGTTTCACAGATTCACCCTTTAATGCTGGGTGTGTCATGGTGTTGCCCACTAGTATAGCAACCTTTAAAAATGATTGGTCTTTTAACAATCGATGGTTTTTGGCAGGCAGTTCGCCAAATTCCACTTTTGATTTTAAGTTTGATAAGCGTGGCTCTGGTGCCATATATACTTATCCATCATTCAGAGAGGGATCCTATGATGTAGATCGGCCAAAGTACAAGCTATTTGCCATGTGTCGGTTTGTTGGTTTGAGACCATCAGAACATTTTGAGGAGTGTAATGAGAACATCCCCTCAGCAAGCTCGCGCCAGTTTAAAGCGCCAGTCAATGCTTTGGAGATGTACACAAATCAGATGAGTCTTGGAATTGCTGTAGAGAAGGAGTTTAGAGAGGTTCTAAGTATGTGTGGTGCTAAGATAGAAGACACCAGACACTTGGATCCAACTCACCCTTTTCTAGTTAGTTCTAAACCAATGTGGAAGTTGCCTGTAGACCAAATTACGCACAAGAATGCGAAATTTAGGTACAGGTGTTACTTATTTGGTTTAGACTATCGTATGCAAGTAATGATAGAGCGGTTGGGAGCTTACTTACAGAGCAAGGCTTGGAAGGAGATGTTCTTGTGGAAGGTGTTGCAGTTGGGCTACATGGCCTTCGACTGGGTCTTGAGGAAGTATCTTGAACCCTTTTATGGAATCATTCTTAACATGGTGTTTGATCCTATGTACCAGTTTTACGACAGATTGACTTGGTTGTCATCTGTAGTACAACTTCCCTCACCAAAAAGGAAGTTGTATCAGTATTTCTATGGTGATGTCAAATGCATGGAAAGTTTGGAGACGGGAGATCTTGGGTGGACACTCAAGATAAAGAAGGAGGCTGGCAAGTATGGCAAGGCTCCTCGGTTCTATGGGGATATACAACATGGAACTTTAGTGGATAGTGTGTGTCCTAGCATACTGAAATTTGTGTTTGAAAGAGAGATTGACTTATCCCACTTGTTCCCTAATGGTAAGGGTATCAAGTATATTGTGGCATTTGCTAATGCCCAAGATAAGAAATCTTCAGACACATTGTTTCGGAGAATGCAAAACACAGAAGTAAACACTATCATCTCAGTGTATTATAGTGACGATGGCGCCACAGCCATGAATGTTAACGGTCGTATATGTTTGTACGAGACCGATATTTCAGGTTGTGATGCATCGACGGGCCCGGCCATTTTCAGCTTGGTTCTTTGGTTATCAACTCTAGTTGAGTTGACCGGTTTGCGAGGGAAATAATAAAACAGTGTGCATTGGGTTTTACACTGTCGAGTTATAAGAACCCGCTTGACTGGGTGCGATTTACACCAGCCTTTTTATTTATGTATAGTGGAAGTAATTTCACTACCGTATTTAACAACTGTTCATCAATGATCATGAATTTCTCCTGGTATTTGGAAATACTAGATGGGAAGTGCTTGAAAGATGCAATAGTTGAGGGATCTGCCAAGTATGGGTGGATTGTGACCGTAGATGAGAGATCAACCTTTAATCAGATAACATTTCTGAAAAGGAGTTTTAACGGAACCCACTCTTGGGTTAGTTATGGAACAATCTTTCGGTCCCTGGGTATAGTGGAAAGTATGGTTTCACCAGCAGTTTTCGGCTTATCTCTGGCTGAACTGTTAGCATCTACCGATGAACAAAAGTTGAACTGTCACCTCCGCATGAGAGTGGACAGCTTGGTCAATGAGCCCGTTTCAGTAGTCATTAATGCACTGAGAACGCGAGTAGGACTTCAGGAACTCCCCATTGAGTTACCTGTCGAAGACCTGATAGAGAGATATGGTTGTACAGAACACGATTGGTACGTGTTTTGTAATAACATTACTTCTCTTGCATTGG